ACCACCCCGCGCTCCGGGCGCGTTACCCTACCGATCATCTGCTGGTAGAGGCTGGTTGATTTCGTGGGCCGAGCGTTCGCACAGACCGCCGCGTCTGGCACGTCGAACCCCTCGGTAAACACCATGCAATTGACCAGCACTTGCGTTTCGCCATCCCGGAACCGCTGGACGATCCGCCGACGTTCGATTCTGTCCGTCTTGTCAATCACGAACTCCGCGTTCACGTTGTCGTAGGCGTTGAATGCCGCAGTTAGCTTCTCCGCGTGCTCCTGTCCCGCCGCGAACACCAGCGACCGGCGTCCGGCTGCCGCTTGAATCGTCGGGAATGCCACGGCGTGCAGCAGTTCCTCTTCCTCTGCCGTCGTTCCGCCAAGAAATGCCTGTTCGCGTTCCTTCTCCGCCAGATCCCCCTTGGATGTCTTGACCTTGCTCAGGTCCAGACCATCGACCGTGACGAACTGCTGGCGGATCGGAACAAGCCACCCGTCATTGATTGCCGTCCGAAGATCCATCTCGTATGCCACGCTGTCGCAGACGTTGTGTAGCCCCACGCCGTCGGTCCGCTTGGGTGTCGCCGTAACCAGCAGCTCCCGCACCGCTGGATTCTGCCTGTACCACTGGCTGACAATCCGATAACTTGCCGCCGTCGCGTGATGTGCCTCGTCGATGATAAGCGTCGAGAATTGCTCCGGCTTGAATCGCTGAAACCGCCGCCGCTTGCCAGTATGGTTACACCAGTCGCAGCCCTCAGTCCTGCATTGCCGGCACTTTGCCCATGCAGCCTGGGTCTGAACCGTACTGATCACCACCGGTTCATTCGTGACCCGCTGGCTGCCCATCTCGATACCAGCCCGAAGCCCAGCGGCCTTGGCGTGCTGAACGGCCTGCAAGATCAGCTCCTCTCGATGTGCCAGCACCAGAATCCGGCGATCTGGCTGCGCCCGCATGACCTCATCCATAACGGCACTAAATACGACCGACTTTCCGCATCCGGTCGGGAGCGTGACCAGCGTTGACACCGAACCGCCGGCCCAATGACTGCCAACGGACTCGACCGCCTTTCGCTGGTACGGCCTGAGCGTGATGGCCGGTATCGCAATGGCCGGCACGTCGAGCCGCTGCCTGAGTTCGTCGAAGAGGGATTGCTGCCCCATCACTCCACCCCCAGCCATTGCTTGTCCGCCGCGCTCAAATGCCCGCGCTTGCTCGCAGGCCACCATCCATGCCCCTCGCACGCTTGACACGGCTTGCCTACCATCCCCTCGCACCTTGGGCATTCCGACCAGTAACAGCAACCGAAGATAATGCCCTTGATCTCTTTCAGCCGGATTTCCAGGTCTGCCAGCTCAAGGAACTCGCCGCCCGGTTCCGCCGCCAGTTCCTTGAGTTGCCGCAAGATCGCATCCAGCTTCCGGGCTTCGGCCTGGATTGCCGCCGCCGCCGCGTGTTGATTTCGATTGCTTGCGGGAACAGGACGCCCGACGCCATCCAGGACGATTGACCCGGTAGGCGCGGCGGGCTGCGGTTCAGTCGCCGGATCATCCTGACTCGCTTCCGGCGTCGGTATCGTTGGAGTTGCTTCCGGCTTTTGCTCATTACCCCCGCTACTGGGAGTAGAAGGTGAAGTTTTCACCTTACTATCCTGTTTGGGGGGTGTTGCCTTGCCGTCCAGCGATTCGGGGTTTCTATCTGCCACTACCTGGCTAACCGTTCTCGACGTGACGCCGGCCAGCCTCGCAACTTCCTCGCGCGTCATTCGCCCGCCGTTGTCAAGCAGCCACTCCACGCACGCCCGCTTGTCCGCCCGCGTCATTCTCAGCCCGTGCTGGTCGTTGGCTGTCATGCCGAAGATACGAGCGTCCGCGGCGGTCCCCTGATGGATCTTGCAAGGCACCTCTTCCAGCTTTGCCCGTCGCGCTGCCAGTAGTCGGTGGAACCCGTCGGCCAGCAGGTTGTCGGTGCCGTCGTGGAATACAACCAGCGGCGGGAATGGCCATTCGCCCGAGGCTTCAATCTGCTCGGCGTAGTCGCTGACGGTATCCTCGTTGATACTTACCCGGCATTGGGTCTCACCGTCGATTCGCAGGTTGCCGAGTGCCACATGCTTCGCACGTCCATTCGTGCTCATGTCCATTGCTCCATGAAAAAACGCCCGCCTCGCGTTGCACTGGTCACCACAACCAGGCGGCCGAAGCCGCTACGCGCCCCGTGGGGCTTTGTCGCGTCGATATTGTTTGTGGTGTTTTGCATCGGTAATGTATCAGTTCAGGCGATTGGTGGCACCTTAGCTGGCGGCTTCAGTGGTCCGCACCATAGCGAGCCGGCCTCTAGCTCATCGCCTTCAGTCGGCTCCTCTGCCTTGGCTTCTATCGACCAGCCAGTGTTGATGCCGTTCATCAAAACCCCCCGACATGCCAGGTACTTGCCGCCAGATGCCTCTATTGTCTTATTCATTGCGACAAGATAGTCTCCCGCATCACTACCCTCGACAATTCGGAGCCAATAAAACCCGGCCTCGGTTGGCTTTAGCCTTGACCATGTTTGCTCACTCATAGTTTCACTCCCCCTGTCTCAGCATTACCCCGTCACGTCCTCGACCTTGCCCGGCGGCATTGCACCTAAAACAAAAGTTGCTCAACCTTCTCAGCCTCGCCGCTCATCTTCACGGTTAGCGATTCCAGATTCTTCACCGCCTGCGAGAAGTAGGCCGGTTTTAGTTCGATGCCAACACCGCGCCGCCCTGCACTGACGGCCCCGTAGACTTCCGACCCGACGCCCATAAACGGGGTCAGGACGGTTTCGCCCGGATTGCTCCACATGGTCACGCAACGTTCGATAACGTCGAGCTGTAAGGGGTGGACATGCTTCTCGTCCTCGCCTTCCTTTGCCTCGCGATATGGCAGCACCCGATCAATGCGAATATCCATCCACACCGATGATGCGTATTGTCGCCAGATGTACTGCGAAAACTGATTTAGCTTCTGGTCGCCTTTCATGCCGCGAAAGTGCAATAGGTCGTGCGGTGGCCGATCCTCTCCGGCGTACTCTAGCAGCCCCGTCTCGTGCAGTACCGGCACACAGTTTTCTCCCTTGCGACGGAACATCAACAGGTAATCCGCGTTCGCGATGCTGTTGCGTGTCGAGTCTTCGCACAGAGTCTTGTGATGTAGCGACTTCATCATGGTGCGATTGCGAACCATTAGCGGCTCCTTCCAGATCACCCGCCGCCCGCCGTAGACGAACCCGCGTAACTCATGCTCGCGAATGATGCGGCCTGGAAGATCGAACATTGCATCACAGCCCGCGTTGCTTAGCGGGATGTCCATGCAGTGGACCGCCGAGATTCTCCCCGGCATGGTCAGCCTGGCAATCTCGTCAATCGCAAACCCGTAGTGACCGAAGAACTCGTCGAAGTCGATTGCGTTGCTCATGTCTCTGTCGTCGCTGCTGTACTGGTACAGGCCAGCGAACGGTGGCGAGTATACGCTCATGGCAATTGAGCGGTCTGGCATCTTGCCCATTACCTCTACGCAATCGCCGTTGAAAATTGCGTACTGGTCGGTCGTCACTTGTTCTCTCACAGCCATGCCGGAAGCTCCATTTCGTTTGTGTATAAGTTTGTCCGCTCAACCCGCTCTGACCTGTTCATCTCTCGCACGAGCGCCGTGAACATCGCGTCGGCCTTCGCAGCCTTTCGCCTCATGTTGCCAAGCACTCGAATCTCGCCCTCGGTTGCAACCACGTCGAGCCGCACTTGCCGCTCTTGCCCAAACCGATAGCACCTCCGCACGCTCTGGTAATACTGTTCGTAGCTGTGCGATGGAAATGTCACGACGTGGTTGCAATGCTGCCAGTTCAGCCCCCACGCACCGATTTTCGGCTTGGTAATCAGCACTCGCAACTGCCCGCTGGCAAACGCTTCATACAGTTCGATCTTGCGTTCGTCAGGCGTGCGGCCTGCAATCTGCTCGGCGTCTGGGATCATCTCGGCCAGCCGGTCCGCCTCTTGGTTCATGTGACACCATGCAACGGCAGGTTGGTCGTGCTTCACTACGTCCGACACGAAGCCGCACCGCTCTTCCATTGTCCGTCGCCGCTCCTCTCGCTCCTCTCCCATACCGAACGCTGGCTTATGAAACAGCATTCCAGGCGGCAGCGCTTCGGTTTTGATAACGTGATCCCGCTCTTGCAACGGTGGCAAGATAAACTTTCCATCATCGAAGCCAAGGTCGGATGGCATCCTGCACGCCCGCGCCCAGCTTGCGACCCATCGCCAGAAGTGCTCAACCGCGTGATGCTTCAATCGCCACTGTCCGATTGTCTGGGCCACCCTAAACGCCAGCTTTCCGAAGTATTCCGGGTCCGCTTCAATCAACCGCTCGGCCTGTAGTTGCAGCTTCTCTTCTTTCTTTTGGCCCTTGTCGTCAAGCTGCGCGAAAAATCGCCGCAGCATGTCGCTGTGAGATAGCTCGCCAAGTGCCTCGGACGATGTGCCCAGTTCGATGTAATCGTTTGGGGCTGCCGTTGCGGTACAAAGCAACCGATATGCAAGCTTGCTTGTAAATCGCGTTACAAGCTTGCGGGTTGCACCCGTGAATGATTTCAGGATGCTTGACTCATCGCACACCACGCCCGCGAAGTCCGCCGGGTCAAAGTGCTTCAATCGCTCGTAGTTCGTTATCACGATCCCGCCGCTGTGCTTGCCGTCCTGCGACCGCTTGGCCTCAATACCGAACTTGGCCGCCTCGCGTTCGGTCTGCTGACTCACGGCTAGCGGAGTCAGGATCAGCACCGGGCGATTTGTCTTGAGCACCACGTTCTGGGCAAACGCCAGTTGCATTAGTGTTTTGCCCAGCCCGCAGTCCGCGAAGATTGCGGCTCTGCCCATCCTGACCGACCATTCAATCAGGTGTTTCTGGAAGTCAAACGCCACATCGGGAATCCATAGCGGCTCGAATCCGCTCCCCGATGTTAGCTGCGCCTTCCGCTCTAAGAATCCCGCGTAATCTCTCATTTTCCCCGTCTCCGTAACTAGCGGCCACGGCACTTGCCGAAACTGAACGGCATGAACGGCGGCACGAAACTCCTCATCGGTCATTGCGTGGAATAGCTCGCGTAGACTCATGGATCGCCACGCCAGCTATCGTCGTAGCAGCCGTTCCAAGTGGTTGTCATTTCGCCACCCTCTGCACGTTCGCCACCCACACCCACGGGTTCGAATCCCAGCCGAAGCCAGCCTTGATCCACGTCGCGTCCCAGCGTTCGCGAAACTCGTATCGCGGCGTTCCAACGCTGGACACACCGGGGCCGTGCGCGTACAGCTCCCACTCGCACCCCTCGGATTCAGCATCCGCCTCGCTGATGTCCTGCAACCGCTCCACCCGCACGTCGAGCACCAGCAGGGTCAGGCGAGAAGCATGTTTCGGGCATCGCACGGCAGGCACGACGCCGCACCTACTCGGCATTCCACGGTCGCTAATTCCGCGATTGTCGCCGCGTTCGTTGTCGGCGCAGTAGCGAATCTGAGCCACGCCCGCGCCGAACGATTTAATGCGGAACGCCTCCCGCACGCTCAGCAGGTCGCCAGGGGCACCGAATGGCGAAAGCTTCACCAGCTCTCCATTGC